GCTCTTGAAGTTTTTAGTATCTTCTTTAGCATATTTTGTAAGTATTGTGTTTAAGTTTTTCATAGTTTTCATTTTTAATTATATTCAAATATAAAAAAATTTTTAATAATAAAAAAATTTTTATATAATTTTTTTTAAATATTTTCTAAAGTGCCATTTAAGATAGTATAAGGCATATATGATGACTGGTGAAGTATATAATATTGTCCATAAATTAGGATGCCAATGCTCACCACAGAATCCAAGAAAGTGTTTTACAAATTCAATCATATACTAATATAAAAAAAAAGTGCCTTTGACTAAGGTGCTTCCAAACATCCTATTAATCTTAGGCACTTACCAAACTATGAAATGTATGATATTTTAAAAAGGCATATCACTAGCCTTGTCTTCTACTGTCTTTGCTGGTGTAAAATCATTCCATGCTACATACAAATCTTGTCCAGCTTTTAGTTTGTTCTTTAATTTTCCTACTGTAAGATTTAAAAATTTTCTATCACCTACCTTCTGAATACAATTTGGATTCTCTGCAAGTTTATTCAAATCTATTTGTATGTTAGAAAAATCACCATACTTCCCACTCTTAGTCCATCCACTACCTAAATATAATTTATTACTCATTATTTTAAAAGTTTATTGTTATTGTTATACTTCTTACCAGTTGCACAATAGTATGCAATTTCACTTGCAGTATCTATAATAGTGTCAACGGTAATATCTTCATTGCCTTGCCCAGCCTTAATCTTCCAAAAGTCTATAGATGCTTTTATGGAACTCTGTCTTATTATACTCTTTTGTACATCTTCCATCATAAATCTATTCTAAGGTTTTTGATAAATCCAGCCCTTGCAAGTTTCTTTAATTCTGATATTTTAAAGCTATCAGGATTGTTAAACTTATTGTACATTGTCATCAATGTCACATCAATCTTGTTAGCTAATTTTTGCTTGTCAAGTTTCATCTCCTTGAGACGACCTTCCAGTATTTCTTTAGTCAACATGAAACAAATTTATAAAATTATTTTTAATTATTATAATTTTTTTTTAAATTTATTTTTATAGTGTAATGATTAGCACTTACAATGTAATTACTATTATTTTTTATATATAAAAAATAATTATTACAATGTAAATAGTTACAATGTAATTATATAAAATAATAAAAAAATGGAATTAACAAAAGAGAAAATACAAAAATTTATTAATGAATTTGAAACTAATCCAATTACTGTAAAGTGGATAGAATCAGTAGAGAATAGGGGGAAGTTTCAGAGGGAAATGGATAAAGAATTTTTTGATTTAGCTAAAGATACTATTAATAGATTAGTTAAATTAATAATTCTTATGAACACCCTAGATGATAGCACAAACAAAATAACTAATGCTATCAAAAATGAACAAGAAAAATATCTTGGTATAATAGATGATTTAGAAAACACACTTATAAAAATAAAAAATGCCAATTAAAGTAAAAGATTTTGATGACATATTAAAAAAGGATTATAATAAGAATGCTTGTAAAGAAGTATTTGTATCTGATATAAAAGATAAATTATTTTCTTACTATGAAGAAGGATACCCTATGGGTGAGACATCTCACATAAAAGGATTAGATGAAAATTTTAGATGGAGAAAGGGTTACTTATATTGCTTTAGTGGTTATCCACAAAGTGGGAAAAGTGAAATACTAAATTATCTAAGCATATTAAGGGCATATCATTATGGTGATAAAATTATGATGTACTCACCTGAAACTAATACTGCTGAACTTGTGCTGAATCTATGCCAAGCATTTCTTGGTAAGAATGTAAATCCAAATTATGCTGACAAATGTAGTGAAGATGAAATGAATAAAGCATTAGAGTTTATTGGAAGTCATTTTGCATTTTTAGAAAACAATGATGAAATGCCAACTATCAATTCATTAGTTGACAAATTTGAAGAATATACTGAACAAGGTTATAATAATTTTATTATTGACCCACTCAACTGGGTAGTAGAATCTAATGCTGGTGATAGCAATATGTATCAATACTTGAAGTTAACATTAACTATATTAAAACAATTTGCAAAAAAGACTGATAGCATCATGACTTACGTTGAGCATCCTAAAACTCCACAAGCTGTAAGAGGTGTAATACCACGCGCCACAGCATTTTCTTTGGCTGGTGGTACAATGCATTTTAATAAAGTAGATTGCATGGTAGTAATGCATAGAATCAAAGATGATGAAGTAGAAGATAGAGTAAAGGGAAGTAATTTAGTTGAAGGATTACTTTTAAATATGGAGAAACATATTAAATTTGTAGAGTTTGAAACTGTTAAAATGAAGTCTCAAAGATTAAATGGTACTTTAGGAAGCTGTTTCATACAATATGATTTAAAAACTGGTAGATATAAATAAATAATTATGACACAAGAGCAGGCGTTACAGATAATCGTTCAGGTTTGCGAAAAGGGAAACAAGAATGGTTTGTTTACTTTATCTGAAAGTTCATTAGTTTTACAGGCTTTAGAGCAGTTCGGGGTTACACCACCTACTGTAGAAGAAGTAAAACAAGATGAAGAAGCAGAAGAAGTATCAGAGACAAAAGAAGTTAAAGAGTAACTACTATTATTCTGATAATGACAATGAAATACTAGGCAAGACAGATAACCCTTGCCGTACTATGATAAACCTCTTTACTGTGTTTAGAAATAATCACAATAGAGAGGTTTTTTTTGATATTGATAACCCAAAAAAAATAATAATTGATAAACAAAAGTCACTACTATACATGGAAAAGGATAATAGCAAGGTGTACAAATATCAGGAAAATGCTATTACAAGAAAGGATTTTATCATACTTTTGGGATGTGAGGAAAAATAAAGAGCAATTATTTGACATATTCCATAGATACATAAGACATCAAAAAAACAAAGCCAAAGCTGGTAAATATGATTATGGTGATGATGTAGAAACATATAAGATGATATTTGCTTTAGCTGAACTGTTCCCAGTAGATGAAAAGTATTATAGAGATGAACCACAAGTAGAATTATATTTAAAAGAACTTTGGTATCTCTATTTTTTTTTTAAAGAAAGTATAGATGGACATCATGTGAAATATTCAAACATAGTTGCTAAATATTGTTAATATGGAAAAGAAAGTAAACATAGAAGAAATAATACCTAATCCTGAAAACCCTAGAAATATATCTAAAAAGAAATTTGATTTATTACTTAAATCAATAAAAGAATTTCCTGATATGTTAGAAACAAGACCTTTGGTAGTAGATGAAAACATGGTTGTTTTAGGTGGTAATATGAGACTAAAGGCATTAAAAAGGTTAGGTGTTAAGAAAGTATTAGTGAAGATAAAAGACAAATGGAATGATAAACAAAAAAAAGAATTTACAATAAAAGATAATGTTGCATTTGGTGATTGGGATTGGGATGTATTAGCTAATGAATGGGATGTAAAACAATTAGAGGACTGGGCAGTAAATGTACCAACTGTAAAAAATACTGAACTATTATCAGGATTAGAATATAATCCAATGTATTATGAACCAAAAGAAAATCCATTGATAAACCTAGAAGATTGTATTGATTTAACAAAATATAATGATAAGGTAAAAGCATTAGAGGAATATGACTTAACTGATGAACAAAAAAACATATTAAAACTTTTTGCCTATAGGTTTATTAAGATAGATTTTGAAAGTGTTGCAAACTATTATTACTTCAATGCAACTGATGAAGAACAAAAAGCAATAGAGAGATTAAGATTAGTATTAACTGATAATGGTCTAAATGGTTTTATAGAAGATGACCTAATAAGAATACTAAACCTAACCAATGAATTTAACAATGATTGATATATTTATTCCAAGTTATCATAGACCATTCAACATAAAGACAGCAAAGTATTTTATAAAGTTAGGTTATGACCCAAAGAAAATACATGTGTTTATAGATGATGAAACAGATGATATTGTAGATTATGTAGAAGCTACTCACAACTTACAATGCAACCTACATATCTTTGATATGAAAGAATCTAGAGAAAGGTATGATTATGTTCATAGACCTAGTCAAATGAGAAGAAGTGCTGGTCAATGTAGAAATATGTTTTATGACATTGCTAAAAAGAAAGAAATAGATTTTTACTTAGTAATTGATGATGACACAAATCTATATGAAATAAAACCTTATGGTGTTTATGTAGGTACAGCAAATTTAGAAGATATACAAAATGTTTTTTTAAGTGTAAAAGAATTTATGTTAAAACATAAAATAGGAATGTTTGGACTAAGTCAAACTGGTGATATGTTCCAAGTTCCTGACACTAAGATATTTAGAAAGAAAGTAATGAAT